TGCGATCTGCTGATCGCCGCAGACTGCACCGCCTACGCTTACGCCAATTTCCACCGGGATTTCATCGCCGGGAAAATGACCCTGATCGGCTGCCCCAAGCTGGACGGCAGCTACGCACCCAAGCTGACGGAAATGTTCCGCAATAACAATATCCGCTCCGTCACCGTCACCCGGATGCAGGTGCCCTGCTGCGGCGGCCTGCCCTTTATGGTGAAGACTGCCATGGAAGCAAGCGGTAAGGATATCCCCTGCCGGGTAGTGATCCTCTCCGCCGACGGCAAAATCCTGGGTGAGCAATAAATTCTGATTTGAGCAGCAAAATGCGGTGCAGGAAATACCTGCACCGCATAGACCGCCGAACATGATCATTGTAGCAAATGCGAAAAGAAATGTCAATCGTTATTTAGTTATTTTGCCGAGTTTCTGCGAGTTGCACAATTGTGTTTTGTTCACTTTGTATAATATTCCATCTTGCAAAACACCAATTCCCATGCTACTATGTAGTCAAGAAGAGGTGATACCAATGTACACGTAAAGTAAACCGACTGAAACCATACACAAATAAAGCTCAGCAAGGATCAGCTAACCTTTCATAAGTATCAACCACTCATAGATATTCAAATTTCGCAAATTAAAATTTTAAGTGTACGAAATAAACGAACGGAGCTGCTGAGTAATAAAGTGTAAACGGTTAAGTCAAAAGATCTATTCCTTGAACAAAGAAGATCCCCACACATAAGAGCATCCCGCTAAAGGGAATTGGCCAGAATGAATGAAGTGATTGACGGGTAATCAGTGCTTTGAAAGGAACAGATCTCATTCTGTAGAAAGCGAGGTTAACCATAGATGGAACCCAACAGCGAAGAGAAATAACCCTTGACTGAAAGAAATCAAAAAGATTTCAAAAAGTCAAGGGTTATTTCATTTTGATCAGTTTTTCCGATGCCCCCGGGGCATCTTTTTTTTTGCGCAAATTCTGATTTATTGCTCTGTTTGTTAACGCACAATCTACCCTAAACGCGTCATTCCGAGTGAGCGTAGCGAATCGAGGAATCTACGCATTATCAGGACTTTTCAGGTACAATTGGTGCGAAGATCCCAGCACAAGGCACTAAGAAATCTAAGTCGCTGCGCTCCAAGATTTCTTTAGTCGACTTCGCTCGGGATGACGCATCCTTTGGATGCGTGTTAAACTGTACGATAAATTGGAATTTTCCATTATGCATGTTGCATGATTTTTTTGATATCCCGGATGTCATGCTCCGCTTCGTCCATGCGGCCCTCCAGCTTATAGGTACGCTCGATCAGGTTATTGTGCTTGTTGACCTTTTCCTCCAGCTGACCCAGCCGGTACTGGGTCAGCTTTTGCGCTGCCAGGACACCAAGCAGAGATCCCAGCAGCGTACCGGCAAAGCCCAGGAGCGCAACAATGATCTCTTCTGTCATTGCGGTGCTCCTTACACGATGATCGCATCATAGCCAGCGGCCTGGAGCTTCTTCTGCATCTGCTCCGCATTGGCCCTGATGCTGTAAGCGCCCACCTGGACCCGGTAGAGCTTGTCGGCATCATCTGCCTGCTTTTGAGGAAGATTCAGGTACTCCGCCGTAGCCTTGGCATAAGCGATGCCCAGCATTTTCAGCTCATGATCCTCGTTCCAGTCCTGGATATCGGTCAGATTATCCACGAAAGCGCCCTCGTTCAGAATGGCGGGCATATTCGTAGCATTCAGCACCCGCAGACCGGGCCGTAGCTTTACACCCCGGCTGTTCTGACCGATGGCAAGGACATGCTTTTCGAAGATCTCACCCAGTTCCCTGCGCTTTTCGCTGTGGACCAGCGCTTCGTAGCCGTCACCGCCGGCGGCGTTAAAGTGGTTGGATACCAGCAGGTCCGCACCCCAGGCGTTGGCATCCTCTGCCACGACGGCGGTGCTGTTGACGCTGCCGGGATTCATCCGGGTTTGGCAGTCATAGTGGGCCAGCAGGTATTCGTTCATATAGCCCGACACCGCCACATTCAGGCGGCGCTCGGTCTCATAGCCCACAGCACCGGGATCTGTGTCCGAGTGACCGGGGTTAATATAGATCTTCTTCATAGCCCTCTCCCTCCTGCTTCATTCTATTCTCTGCCTCCGCAATGGTGATTTCCTGCCAGTTGTCCGGGCTGTCACCGGTGCCCAGAAAGATCACCCTGCCAAAGACACTTCCGTTTGTCAGCATCATGCCGTCACTTGCCACCATTTTTACACTTGCCATACTTCCTCCTTACACCAAGCTGATGGTCCAGTTATTCCTGGTATCAATCAACGCTGTCCATTCCTCGCTTTCACTGCCGGTGACACCATCACCAAAAGCATTGTCCACCGCCGTCTTGGAAAGCGTCACACTCAAGCCGCTTGTCTCGGTGGAAAGGGTATTGATGATCGACACAATGCTTGCCTTGGACAGCTTGGTGCAATACCGGGCATTGAAGCCGGACATTGCAAGCGTTCCCTCAACGGTGATATTCTCCAGCTCGGTTGCGGAACCGGGAAAGGAATAGAATACTGTATCTGCAGACAGAATCAGCTTATCGATGGTCTTTACCCCGCAATACGCAAAGGCATTATCTGCTCTGGTACATTTGCTCAGATCGAGAACACCAATCCGAGTGATGTTTCTGGCATTGGAAAACAATTCCATTGCATTCGTGCAGTTGGAAAAATCCAAAGTAATGCCCAAATCCGCCAGAAGCTCCACCAAATCCCCGGAGATCTCCGTAGCCCGGAACATATACACGGCGTTTGTTGGGGTGATATTGTGTTTCGGTTGAAAGGTCTCGTTTGTCCATCCTTTTCCGCCAAACGCAGTGGTATAGTCCGTCCGTGTGCCGTTTTGCTGATAGGCATCCCAAAAAGCATCCTGCTGGGCCTGTCCGCCCTGGGCATATCCGTCATCGCAGCCGGACCGATAGGCCGCGTCGTACACACCGGAAAGGTACACCGTCTGCACCTGCTGCGCCATCTGATCCAGTCCCAGCTGCTCCGTGCCGTCCGTGTAGGCACGGATGGTATCTGCGATGGCAGTCATTTTTTCATTGACACTCATTACCACTTACCTCCCAAAATCGCCGCATCCACATAGCCGCGGATTTCGGCTATGTCCGCGTCTGTCCAGTAGTCCGTGCCCCGGACCGGGCTGTAGCCATCGAACACACCCGCCTGGGCATCCGTATACACATCCATGGCCACCGCTTCGGCACTGCGGGCGATGTCCAGCGCCCGCTTCCACACGGGCAGGGTGGGATCCGCGCCGGCCGTGGCATCCGGGTCCGCACCGGGTGCAATGGTGCCCACCTGGGCCCAGACCGTGGGGATCACCAGCGTGCCGTCTTCCGACATGCCGCACACGCCCACATATAAGGTGCAGTTCTGCTTTTCCAGTACCTCCCAGGGCAGCTTCACCAGGCCCTGCATTTCATGGACACCCACAGTGGTGCCCCCGGCCCGGAACAGCGCTGTCTTGATCAGCCCTTCCCAGCTTTCATCAAATAAAAATGTGACCGGCACGCCCACCATGCCGGAGGTCAAAAGCCCGGAAAGGCTCGCCTGGGCATGGGCCCCGGTCACTTCTACCGTAATACTTGTCATCGCTCCTCCTTTGCGAAATTCCAATTTATCCACCAGTTTGCAAATATAAATCTACCCGTTTCCATGTTCTTGAAACGGAACATGAACTCACATAGAATGCACCTCATAAAAGGCAGAAGATCATGTTTGCACAAACGACCTATGGGCTTGGGCCTATTCTTTGCTTCCTTTCTTGTAGGAGCAAGAAAGGAAGGCCCCCGGCAGGGACCGGAAGTGCGTCCTTATAAATAGGTTAAAGGAAACGGATTGCCACGCCAGTGTGATCACTGGCTCGCAATGACGCAAACAACAAAACGGAACGATAAATCAGAAACTCCATCACGCTAATTCTTTACAACAGACGGTCAGTTCCAGACGGGCAGTCTCCTGCAGCAGGGTCATCTTCACACCCGTGATAAACCCCTGCAGCGTTGTGCCCCAGGGGGTGGCCAGGGACACCGGGTCACCTGCCTGGGGTACGGATTCTCCGGGCTTGACCACATATTCCCCCATCACCACCTGCCGCAGCCCGCCCATTTCCTGCAGCCGGGCCAGGAGGGTCTGCACATTGTGGCTGCCCACCAGAGTCATATCCCGGACGGTCATCACGCAGGAATAATCCGGGTCCTCGCTACTCTGGCCCGGCAGGGTGTGCCAAAAGGTCTCATGCAGGTAGGGCTTTGCGTACAGCGTGAACCTGCCGTTCTGCAGGATCACCACATGGTTCGTTCCATGGTCCAGGACCTCAGCGCCGTCGTTGCCATCTGTCACAAAATACCAGTAGGGCTTGGAAAAGGTCAGGGTGATCTCGCCGGGTGGAAATTCCTCCCGGTCCTTCAGCACCACCTCATAGATACCCTGGGTGTAGCGATGCTCCGCCAGCTCAAACCGGGTGTACTGCCGCAGATACCGCACCGGAAAATTGCCCTCCAGCCGGGAGGGCTCCAGGAGGAATACCTCCTCCAGCTCCGGCTGCCGCAGCCGCAGGATACCGTCCGGGGTAATGGTCACCACCGCACCCAGTCCAAAGAGGATCTGCTGCAGTGCCTCCGCCCGGGTGCCTCTGGGCACATAGCCGTTCAGGGTTTCCTCTGTCAGAGGAATATCCACCTCCAGCTCCCGTCCCTCCAGCAGTTCAGTGACCGTTTCCATGGCGTTTTCCCCCGCATACATCGCGCCCAGGAATGTAGTCTGCAGATATTCCAGCCGGACCTTGCCGCAGATCCGGTAAAGTTTCTCACTGATCCGGGTGCATTCCGTCACATGCTGGACCGTCCTGCGCTGCCCGTCCCAATACAGCTCCAGCTTTTCCTCCTTTTGCAGCATCAGAGGCTCCGGGCTGCGGATCACCACCTCCATGGTGGCCTCCGGCAAAGCGCCCCGGACCACATCCACCGTCTGCCTGTACACCGCCGACACCACCGCGTCCGCTTCAAATATCCGCTCCGGATCGTAGCAGATCACCTGCACACTCATGCCGTCACCTGGGGCTTCGCCGCCACAAACCGGATGGTGATGCTATCCCACCGGTTACCGTCCCGGCAGGTGATCAGCTCCTGCTTGCCCTCCACAACGTACATCTGCTGGGTCAGATACCCCTGACCGTAGGGGAACCGGCATAAGATCCGCTCCTCCGGCTGGGACACCTTCTCCCAAAACCGCTCCAGGGCCTCCAAGTTGCCGTTCCGTGCCCGGACGGTCATGGTGTAGTGGTAATAAGTGCCCGCGATCTCCCGGTGGTAGCTGCCATCCAGGGTGGTGCAGATATTCCGCCGCTCTCCCACCGCAAATTCCCGCTGCAGCTTTACTACATCCAGGTCAAATTCCTCCCCATCCAGGGTAAATACATTCTCATCCATTTTTATCCCTCCCAGGGGTAGTAAACATCATATTCCCCGTATAGCTCTGCCGCGTATTGAGCAGTGCCGTCGCTGTCACAGCCCAGCTGTCTCACATCCCCGGCTGTGACCCGGCTGCCCGGCAGATCGGAAAACGCGGGCGTGTGGCCCTTTGCATACCGGGCAGCAAACAGATCGTTCAGACCGCTCATCCAGACCGCACCGGCAGCAGCGCCGACGCTCACCCGCCGCAGCTGGAAATGGCACCGGTAATGGACCAATGCATTCCCCTGCACATCTGTTTCCCGGCTGGTTTCCTCCGTCCCCAAATAATAAAGGGCACAGTTGCCGGGAACCCCGTCGCAATGCTCCGGCGTCACAGTCCCGCTGTCATACGCATCCAAACACCCCTGCACCCAAGCCTGCATCGCACTTACATCATTCATTCCCCCCACTCCTTTCTTTCCATTTATCGCTTAAGCTGCGCTAATTATGAATTAGGAATTAGGAATTAAGAATTGTGGTATTTTTCTTCGAAAAATGATTGAAATAGTCGCGTTGCGACACCTTTTGTTCTTAATTCTTAACTCTTAATTCTTAATTATTTAATGATCGTTAAATCGCTAAATTGGAATTCACATCGCTTCTACATGGCACAATTCACCGTTCCAATAAAACCGCTTCACAGTACCCACGATCAGCATATCCTCCTGAAACACCGGCAGGAACCGGTCCCAGTCCCCGGCAGTGACCTGGGGACCTTCCCCCGGCACCAGCCGGTCACCGGGAAACACCCGCTGGACACTTCCCGGCACCACCAGCAAAAACTTTCTCTGCTGCCGGTCATCGCCGGGCACCGCCGTCACCTGTACATCCAGATAACAGCCCTCCAGCACCTGCCGCAAAACCGTGTCAGCCCTGCGCCGGTACACCGTCACCACCTGGTCACACAGCGGGTACTCCATCAGCCCACCCCCCGGTAGATGTCCAGATACACCTGCGCCGCCTGATACAGCCGCCGGTCCAGGGGCACATTGTCCTTTTCATAGCGGACACTGACGCTGCCCACCGCCGCATTGGTAAAGCGGGACACTCTGTGATGGTTCTGCAAAACCTCCGCCATGGCACATACCGCCATTTTCCGGCTGTTTTCGCCGGCCTCCTCCACAATGTACTTGCGACCGTAGCTTTCCAGAACGCTGGCAGCCTGAGCTGCCAGCGCGGGAAACTGCTTTTCGGTAATGGCGGTGCCTAAGTACACATTGTGGTAAAAATCATAGTCCGCCATAGGTTGCTTATGCGCCGATGGCGATATTCTTCAGGACAGCGGCCTTCAGAGTGTTCTTCAGAGCGATGCCTGCCACCAGCTCCACTTCGCCGGTCTTGACAGCGCCGGGAGCGTTCATGTCGGGCATGTAGCTGACGATCACACCGTCGCCCTGGGGAGAGATGCCGTGCAGACCGTCCAGACCCAGACAGACCGCGTAAATGGAAGTCTTGCCGTCAGTGGTTTCCACCACATCCTTGGATTCGGTGCCGTCAAAATACTTGCCCATATCCACCATGGGAATGCCGGCGTAGGTTTCCACCGTGTGACCGAAATCGTCGGTGGTACGCTCGTAGTAACCGGCACGGCGGGCGATGGAGCGCAGCTTCACCAGCATATCCCGGTTCATCAGCAGCAGGCTGGGCGTGCCGTCCACGCAGGCCAGGAAGCTGTCCATCTCGTCCAGGAAGGCATTGTAGTTCTCGTCCAGCTCGGTAGAGTTCTGGATGCTCACCTGGGCGGTGATCTCGTTGGCGGTGCCTGCCAGCAGCTTCTTCAGGCCGTCGAAGGTACCCTTCTCCACATCGCCGTTGATCACCAGATTGTGGAAATAGTTGGCGGTAGCGCGGATCTTCTGTTCCGCCTGGAATGCCACCTCGTCAGCAGCACCGGAAGTGGACTGCAGCACACGGTCCACCTGGAAAGAGCCGCCCATGATCACGGCGCCGGTGGTCTTCTTCTCCCGCTTTGCCTCACCGGGGGTGTACTCGTCGCCCACAGTACGGATGGCTGCGGTGGCCGGAGACTGCAGCTGAATATAGCCGTATTTCAGGGTGCTGCCGTCAGTGCCGGGGCTGATGGCGTTGTCAAACACCATCTGGTCCAGCAGCTGAGAGCTGCGGCGGAACATGTCCACCACCTGCTGATCCACCTTGTCCGCCATAGATACCTTTGCTTCTGCCAAAGTAATTGCCATAATAAAATCATCCTTTCAATAAATCCTTTTTGACCAGTTGATATTTTCCAGCCCCCAGTTCATGTGTCGCCTGCGGCGACTGTTTCAAATCATTTTGCAACGCAAAATACCACAACTTTCAACTGTCAACTATCAACTGTCAACTTCTTACTTACTTCTTTTCAAACCGTTCTCTTAACGCACCGGCCAGGGTAGTCGGTGCGGGTCTGGGGGCAGTGGGTGCGCCCGTGCCACGGGCATACACCGGGGGTACCGCCCCGTCTTCAAACAGATACCCGTTTTCCGCCTTCAGCGCATCCAGCGCTTTTTCGATGCCTGCCGGATCCTCCTGCAGGGCCGCCACATCCAAAAGTGCTGTGATAGCCTTGGCATTGCGGCCCTTGGCATTGGCAATGGCAGCGTTCAAAGTCCCGGCAAATTCCATTTGCTTTACCTGCTTTTCATGGTCCGCCACCGCCTGCTCGTACTTTTCTTTCCAGAGTTTGCCTGCCTGGATGTCCCGGCCATTTTCTTCCATGATGGCATCGATGACCTCCTTGCTCAGCTGAAGATTCTGTAAAAATTCCCGCTTCATGTGTTCTCCTTTCATTACGCTTTTAACAAGGTCGCATCTTGTATGTTCGGGTGATCACGCCCACCCCGGCGAAATAAAACAGTTGACAGTTAGGTGTCGCCTGCGGCGACTGTTTCAAATCATTTTGCAACGCAAAATACCGCAACTTTCAACTGTCAACTATTCGGCATATACTTGGCTCTCACGGCAGCCTGCTCTTCTTCCGAGTCTGCCGCCATGCCGAACCGCCAGCCCAGCGCCACCTCCGGCTTCAGAATTCCCGCCTGGACCATAGCCAGATACTCTGCCCACTGGGCCCCTTCGTCATAAAGAATGCCGTTGCCCCAGTCAATGCCATACTCGCCCTCCGGCACCGTCAGCCGGTACAGCTTGGAGAGGGTTCCGCAAAGGGCAATGCAGCCGGCAACCGCCTTTTCCCACATGCCCTGCAGCTCCAGCACCGTCAAGTTAAAATCTGCCGTGCTGGACGCGATCTCCGTGGCAGTCCGTTCCTCCACATTGGCATCGGACAGCATACCCCGCCGCAGGCCCACGATGGACTCCACATTCCGCAGATACTCCTGCTTTCTGGCCAAATAGGCTTCATGCCGCAGCTGGGGCGAAAACACCGTAATGCCCACATTCTCCGGGTCCTCGTCCAGACCCACGAACAGATGATCCTGCAGCCCCTGGCTGCCGATCATATCCCGGGACGCAATGATCCGGCTCTCGCCCCGGGAAAACTCCCCGCACAGCTGGCTTTCGTTGCAGTCGATGTTGTGGATCAGACCCTCTGCCGCCGCAAACACCGCCACGCCCCGGGTTGAGCCGTCCACGCAGTTGACCACCGGCATCTTCACCCGCACCAGACCCACAGAACCCACCGGCTGTTCGAAGGTGTAGCTTTCCTGCAGATCCTCGTAAAAAGGATGCGCGTTCAGGGGCACCTGCTGGCCCAGCTTCCCGCTGTCCCGGCTCTTGAAGAGCTGATAGCCGATGGTCAGAAAGCCCTGGCTGTCCACGGTCCGCCGCTCCAAAAGGGTGTAATAGTCCTCGCCCCGGATGGAGGTCTCCACCAGGCCTATATCCGTGGGCTCTCCCGCCCCATCCAGGGCAAACAGCAGCACATTGCTGCCGGGCACCACCTCAAAGCTGAAGCCCTCCCCGCCGGGATAGGGCTTCAAATAACATTCGCCCTCCACCAAAGCCGTAGAAAAGGCCCGAAGCCGTACCTGCTCCAGCGCCTGCAATACCGCCTGCACCGCTGCCTGCTGGGAGAAGGCCTTGTACTCTCCGAAGGTGGCCTTGCACAGCTTGGTGACGATGGTGTACGCCAGCCGCTGGCAGGGGTCCTCCCCGGAAACTGCCGTACCGTAGTACAGGGCCTTCCAGTTTTCCATGGCCTGGCGCATGGCAGCGGTGGTCTTGTCCGCCATACCGAAGGCGGCCTCATAATCGTAGATGGTCATTTGCCACCTCCGCTGATGATCTGAATTTTCCTGCCGGCCCGCATACCCGTATGCAGACCGTCAATGTAGCTTTCCAGGCCCTTGACTTTCTCCTGAAGCTGGCGGTTCTGCTTCACTAGCGCCCGGTTGTCCCGGAACACCGTCTCCTTTGCCCACATGGGCAAAAACCGCTCCAATAACCACTTTTTCATAGGTTCCTCCTTCATTCTTGTATTGCAAATTCCAATTTAGCGCTCTATTGCGCTAATTATGAATTAGGAATTATGAATTAAGAATTGTGGTATTTTTCTTCGAAAAATGATTTGAATAGTCGCATAGCGACACCTTCATTCTTAATTCTTAACTCTTAATTCTTAATTATTTTGTGATCGTTAGATCGCTAAAACAGAATTTAACTATCCACTGTCAACTTCCGTCGCAGCACCGTGCTGCAAAAATACCGAACCTCGTCCATGGCGTGATCGTTCTCCTTCCGGGGCTGATCGCCCTGATCCCAGCGGTACAAAGAAAACTCCCGGATGCAGTCCCGGCACTGGGGCGAAAACTGCAAAATATCCGCCGCCAGCAGACTCTGCACCAGCCGGATCCCCGGCAGTACATCGTTTTTTGCTTTCCGCACGGAAAACCGTCCCCTGGCCCGCAGGGCCGCGATCAGAGAGCTGGCAGAGGGGTCGATGATCACCTGCTCCACCGGGCACTCCCCCGCCAGGGCCTCCAACGCATCGCAATACTGCTCATCGGTCAGCATTTTCCCGGTACTCCTGCCATCGTGATAAAACTCTTTCACCCGATAGGCCTTGCCTCCGCTGACGCACCAAAGGCCCGCGGAAAAGGGATTGCGGGTACCGTAGTCCACGGAAATAAAAAACCTGCCCTTTTTGTCGAACTTTGTCGAAACATGTCGAACCGGGTCGAACTGGTACACCAGCCCCTCCGCCACGCACCACTGGCCCAAAACAAAACGCCGGTAAAAAACGCCCGTGTAAAGGCGTTCATACCGACGCTTGATATGCGCATCCAGTCCCGGATTGTCCTCCATGGTAAAGTGCAGGTGCAGCAGCCCCTTTTGCTGGCGACCCAAAATCCATTCCTTATAAAACCAATGCTCCGGCCCCTCCGGATTGCAGTTAAACCACAGCTTTGACCCAGCCACCGAGCAGCGGGCGCAGGCCTGCTCCACAAAGGACCTGGGCATCAGCGCCACCTCGTCCAGCAGCACCCCCGCCAGGGTAATGCCCTGGATCAGCTGGCAGGCGCTTTCGTCCTGACCGCCGAACAGATAGTAGGTGTTCTGCCGGCGGCCCAGGGTCACCGTCAGCTTGTTTTCGCTGCGGCTCTCGGTGATCCGGAACAGTCCACCCAGCCAGCCGGGCAGATGGACGATCATATTCCGCCGTAAAGCGCCGATGGTCTTGCCGCAGATGCCGAACACCTGGCAGTCAAACCGGGCCATGCTCCAAAGAAAAAAGCCCACGGTCATGGCAACCGTCTTGCCGGACCGGACCGCCCCGTCGCAGATAATGCCGTCAAGTTCCTTGAATTTCGGCCGGTTCCACCAGGTCATGGCCAGCAGCTGCCGCCGGCTGAACCTCCGGTAGATCATGGGTCTGCACCTCCTCCCGGGTGCATCCA